TTAACTACAAATTTTTTTATTCATCTGTTTTATGATAGCTCGAACGAGGCTCTCACTAATCTTAAATTGTTCAGAGATGAAAGTATAACGCTCCATCTTTGGGGCGTTACTTTTTTGATACTCTTCGTAAATTTCCAAATCTCGAAATATCTCACACGCTACTCTACCTCCGTGCTTGTAAATCAAGCGCAGATCGTTTTCCATTGGTTTTAACTTCTCGTATACATTCATTGTTATTTCCATTTATCAAGTTCGCACCCCTTTTCGTCTTGTCGTAAAAGAGTAGAGAGCGGGCAACTGCATACACCGCACACCATACCTTCTACATCTTTCAGAGTGTAGTCCTTCATTAGTTGTGGGTATGTACCCTTTTTAGCCATTGGGCAACCCGCGCATATCTTTGCCCGCTCTTTTGCTTTTGCCTCAATTTCAGGGGAAGGAAATATGTAATTTTCCCAACCCTTTAATATTGCTTTTAACTTTATCATATACTTGCCGATTGTCGTGCTCGTTCATTATCACTAATTCGCAAAATACTATCGGTTAGCCCTGAGGTAGTTCCTATTGTTGCACCCTCGAAAGCACCTTGCATTGAGCCCTCAAGGCTACCAGCGCGCGCTCCCTCGAATGCTCCTTGTTGCGTGCCTTGTAATGCCCCTTGCTTTGAGCCTTCATACGCACCTGCTTGAGTGCCTTGCATAGCACCCTCCTTGATAGCGTTCATCATTTCCTTGTAGTCAATTTGAGCATCGGGGATTTGTTTAATCACTCCCCCTGCTGCCATATACACGGGGTTATAATTGCCATAACCTGCACTTCTATTGATAGCCTCCAACACTGGAAAATACATAGCCGTTGCGCGCTTGTTCACTATATATTCGCCACCTTCAGCCTCAAATCCTCCACGACCTGCAACAGTGAAAGGAATACCGCCCTCATTGTGGCTCTTACCTTTGAGCAAACCGCCTTTTTCATATTTAACATCGGTACTTGATATTTTAGCGACATTCATTAGCCCCGATGCAACCGCTGCCGCTGCCGCAACTGCTCCTAAAGCTGGCCCTACAACGGGGATAGCCGCCATCGCCGAATATGCTTTTTGCGCCGCCATATAAGTATTGATGGTAGTTTCAGCAATTGCCGCCGCTTTTCCTAATGCGGTTTGTTCTCCCACCAACCCTTTTATTTGTCCAAATACAGATTGAAAGGCTTGCAGTTTAGCATCTTCAACACTCTTATCAATTGCTATTTTCTTTTTGGCGTAATCTTTACGAATTAATTCAAGATTGCGTTGGTATTGCTCATCACTTAATTGCCCCGCTTGATGCTGCTCATCGGCCTTCTGAATTGCAAGTGCATTCTCATTCTCAAGTTGTGCGTATCTTATTTCATACTCACCTGCTTCCTCACTCTCTAATCTTGCGATTCTCTCTTGGAAATCTAAATCAGCATTTAATTTCCTTTGTTCTTTGTCTTGTTCGTCCGCTTGTTTCTTTAATTCTCTTCTTTGAGTATCGTGATCCTCTTGCAAGGTTTGCAATTGTGATTGATATTCCTCCTCAGCCTTGTAGTCCCAAGCGTGCATTTCCTGCTTCAGTTGCTTCTCCTTCTCTAATGCTTCGACTTTCTTCTGATAGATAGCATCTTGCCTTGCCTGCTCTTGCAGGATGAGTTCAGCGGTTAATCGTGTTTCACTTTCAATCTTAGTTTTATTTTGTGCCTCGTACTGCTCTGCTTCCTTCTTTACCGCCTCGATACTTAGTTCAACTTTAGTTTTTAGAAACTCCCTCTCAATCTCTCTTTTTTGTTTCTCATACTCATTCTTTTTAATAAGCCCATTAGCCTTTTCCTTGTCCAATAACGCTAACCTATCCTGCATACCCTTTTCCTCAATTGCAAGTCGTTCTTGCAACGATTGAGCAACAGCCGAATTTGTCTTAACGTACTCTTCTACCGCCTCTTTTTGCCACTTCAATTGCTCCTCTAAGTGTGCCCGTGCCTTACCCGCTGCATCTTTCGCTTGTGCGTTTGCTTGGTCATTGGCTGCTTTGCGTATCGTATTCACTTTGTTATTTTGCGTTGTTATCGCCTCAATACGCGCCGCTGCTTGTTCTGCTAATTCCGCTTTCTTACGTGCCAATTCAGCCTTATCAGCATCGCTCGTGTCGTTGCTTGCAAATTTTAAGTTTAAAAGTTCCTGCTCAAGTCCATTCCTATCTTCTGCTAATTTGTTTATTTGCTTCTGTATCTCAATACTCTTCTTTGCTGCTTCCTCACGTTCGGCAAATGTTTTGGTTGTGTCCTCAGCAATCATATTTTGTTCCTTAAACAACTGCTTCAATTCGGCTGTTTGTTGGATAAAATCGGCTTCCGATGATGATAGTTTTTGATTTATTTCCTCAATACGTTGCCCGCGTTTTACAGCCTCGTCAATCGTATCACTCATTGCCTTGCCTGCATCTTTCACCTTACCAACTACATTCTCTACCCCCGTAACTGTTTGCGCTGCAGCCTCTCCTACCTGCTTGATACCCTCCTTAATATCGCCCGTTATAATTTTACCGATACCCTTGAAAATATCAATCATACCATTCAAGCGGTTCATAAACTGACCTTTAAGAAAATCCAATAAGTCAATAAGCATTTGTTTCGGGTGCGTGATAGCCTCCAATAAGTATTTGCCAAAGTTTTGTACTACCCCGATAAGTGTTTGAAAAACCACTTTAAGAGGCGTTAGCACCTTATTCACCTTGTTAATACCCTCCTGAGTACTTGTGAAGTACGCAATCAAAGAGCCTAATACTACAACCAAAGCACCTATACCAGTAGCGATAATAGCCCCTCTTAATACTTTCATACCCGTAGATACATTCCCAGTAGCCGCTGCTGTCGCATTGAGTGCCGCTGGGGCTAATCGACCAGTTTGCACAAAATTCACAAACGGAGTGGAAAGTGCAATTACATTCACCCTTAGATTGTTAAACGAATTAACAATGCCATTCATAGAAGTTCCGAATGCTTGATTATCTCCCAACGCATCTAATATAGCTTGCCGATAATTACCTACATCTACTTGAGTAACACCAATAGAGCGTTGCAACTCTCTATAAGCCTCATCTTGTGCGTGAATAGTTTCAAGCAATTGCTTCCCCTCAGCGCTCTCACGTTGTGCTTGTGTGAAGTCCTCGTAAATACGCCTATTTTGCGCTAAAGCCGTTCCTAACTCACGTATAGACCCCGTAAGCGTATTATTAGCCTGCATTGTTTGGTGTTGTACCGCAATATGCGATGATATGAGATTATCATACGCCCTTTGCTCTCTTTGATTTTCGCGTTGTGCATTTTGCAACAATGCCATTTGTCGGGTATATTCCTGCACCGAAATACCCCCTTTGTTTAACGCATCTTTGAGGGCTTTCATCTGGTCACTAACCTCCATTATACGCTGTCTTACTTCGGCACTCTTATTAATGAGAGCCTCAACGTCAATATCTACTTGTGCAATGTTAATTCTTTCCATTTCGTTAGTTTATTTTAATCATTTCTACTTCAGCCACCGCTCCCGCCTTGTACTTTATTTTGTTTGGCAAAAAGTAGCCCCCAAGCTGCTCAACGTATATACGTGAGAAAAAAGAAAATTCGTATATATCCATTTCGTTTAAAGCAAATTCGGCGGTAACAATGTAGGGGTGCTCCATTAGTCTCGAAAAATCTTTATAGTAGGTTTTTATCAGATTATCCCAATTAAAGTATGTAGCACTTGCAAAAATGAAAGTATCGGTATTTTGTTTCTCCGCTTTTGCTTTGAGTTTAAATTCTACTCCTGAATAAGTAGTGAAAGAAGAGAAAATATGCCAGCGCGCTGTTTTTTCTTTATACTCAGTTTTGATATTACCATTACTTTCTTTTTTTAATTCTTTTACAAAGAATTCCATATTCTCTATTCCCGCATTATCTCCTTTTAAAAATGTATAATCGTTCAACGGACTATAGAATTTACTTTGGAAATCTTTTCGCTCATCAAGCGATTCATCGTTAAAAAAAATTGCCGAATCTCGCTTTTCTTGTCTGTAAGCGTTCTCATCATCATATTTTTTATAAACGAAATTATTCTTTTTCCCGTATTTATTGTTGTGGTATTGTTCCTCTTTAACTTGTACAAATTTATCGCTCCAATCTAATTTTGGCGCATTTACTAATTCATTCAGCGTGTAGAAATGATAATCACCTGTTTTCCTATCTCTTATTGGTGTAAGAGAGAATATTTTAAAAACTTCCTTAAATAGGTCTGTTAATGCAAAATCAGTTAATAAAACATCTATATTATCATTACGTTTTACCTTTTCAATTTTAAATGTTATACCGTCATTGTATAACATACTATAAGCAGTATTATGATTCGATTCCGCTAAAGCATAATAAAATACTATATTTTCGCCTTTTTCTAAACTTAAAACTTTTTCTCTTTTAAATTCAGTTATTCCACTCTCTGGCACAAGTACATTCTCTACCTCATTATGTTTTGATGTAATTAACCCCACTTCAAGTTCTAAAATACCCGCATTGGGGTGCAAGTTATTAATTACTGTAGTAATCTTATATTCACCAGTCTCATTAATAGTGTATGGTTGCGCTCCCTTGTATGAGTATCTTAGTTTTATCTTGCCGTTTTCATTGATAAAACCCATTGTAACTCCATTAGAATACCTCAATCCAAGATTAATGCCTCCTCCCTCGTGAGTAGCCTCAAACGCTTCCCCCTCTGTACTATCATTATACTTTATATTAGAAGAGGCTATATACGTGTCTAACCATATTTGACTTTTAAAAAAATCTCCCACAAATTTAAACCCGCTCATCTGCTGTATAAGCCTAAACACTCTATCTAATCTTATAGATAAAGGCGTATTTTCAAACTCATACTCAATTAAATATTCGCCACTGCTGTTTAAAGTAATAGCATCATCTCCATAATTGGCAATTAAATAAATCAATTCAGGAGTTGTTATGCTATTATGTTGTGCAATGATATTTGTAATTGTGCGATTAGCCGTATCATCTAATAGTCCCTTAACTCCCTTTATATCTCTATTTTGCAAAAAAGTGTAGAGTTCTTTGCTGTTGTCTTTAAATTCAAAAATAAAATAGTTTCCTCGCTTTCCAATAAGGAAACCGTTTGCGCTTTGTACTATTGGAATACCATTAACATAGTAATCAACCTTGTGGGTCTTGTATGCTTCGACCTTGTCACTAAGGGGCTCGTTTGCAAATCCGAAAATAATATTATTGGTAGGGGTAGTAGGTAGGTATATAGTTTCTGAATACGACACCTCACGAGTGTCGAAATTAAACATATCATTTACCTGCAAAGTGTAGGTAAAAGGCTTTTGTTCCACATCTGCCTTTTGTCCGTTTATATACAACTCTATCATAATTGCGTAATTGTTTTAGGCTCTTGAAATTCTATTGTTACACTCAAAGGGTGTGTGTATTGGTTATTGTGTTTAAACTTTTGTGTACCCTCTACTACATTCACCCGTTCCCAATATTGAGGTTGAATATCGGCTACTTCTTTGCCTTTCCAAATATATATCTCGGGCGACACAAATAGCGATTTTATTTCCTCAAACTCATAATCAAGTACGGGGACTTCACTTGTAAGTGTCCACGTTTTCTTTGAGGTCGTTCCAAAAGGATAAAATGAATTGTCTTTTAATCCTACATACGTGCGTCCTATTAAAGTGCTGCCTAATGATTTTGTTTTTATCTCCTCATTGTAATCTTGTGAGAAAAGCCAATAACTCCAACCTCCGTATGTATTACGCCAACGCAGGAATATACCGCATTCTTCTACTATTCTTGCTACCTCTTTTGTTTCAGATGTTCTTTCTTTGTTTTGCATTCTGAAAGGGACGTTGCCTTGTATCTTTTCAATATACAAGTCTTTTTGCGGATACCCTTTGAAATAGGTTGTTTTCTTACATTCGCCTAATCTTGAATTTTCGGTTATCGAAATAGTAGATGGTATAATGAATAACGAACCATTAGCAATATTACCTTTTGATGAGTCTATTTTTAGACTAACAATTTTAAAATTATCTCCCGAAAAAGAATCTTCTTTCAGGTCAAACATTGATTTAAAAAGACTTGGCAAGAACAAATAAACTCCTTTATTTTCTCTGTATGATATATTGATAACAAAATCTTTTCTATCGCTTGAAGATACTGTTACTCTCAAATTTGTGTTATTTTCCAAACTCCATTCGCCTGTACCTGCTGAGATACTCTCTAATACAATAGCATCTTCGCTAAACGCTCCGTATGCAAAATTATTTTCTATTGTAAAACTCATTTTCCCATCTCATTTAAAAAGTTAATAATCTCACTTGTAAAAGTAGCCACGTAATTATACCCTACTTTCTCAATTATCTGTTGCACCCTCTCTGGTGTTATTATCGCATCAATAAAGGCAGGAGAGCCTCCCGCTTGCATTCTCTTAGTTCCATCATGTGCTATCGTTTTAGCAATTGCCCAAGCCAGTGCATTAGTGTTCATCTTCTCTTGTATTGGGCGTATACCCCTTACCAATATCCATTGTTCAATAACTTGTATTGGGGGCATTTTGCCCGCCTTGCGCCCGTGCTGCATATAGTAAGTGTAATCTGCACCGCTAATGATACCACGCAAGCCACCCCCATTGATAGGGGCTACTTCTACTCTTAGAGCATTCTCCCATTGCCCGCTCGCTCGCATATTCAATTCTTTATACTTTGCGATTAGGTCCCGTTTGAGAGTGTCCAACTCATCGTATAATATATCAATAGGCTCTTTCATTGTTAATCATTAGTTGTTATCTGAAATGTAACCAATACACCATCGAAATTATTATCATACAAGTTAATAACCTCTATCATTCGCCAGCCCTCAATTGTGTAATCTCCACAAAGAGCATTCGCAATATTCATAACAGCTTCCTTGCAGGGTTTAATATATTGCTCGTACTTACCCTCTGTTTGATTGTTATCGCTTTGCGAATTATATACCCTATCAAAATCAGAGTGCTTCAAAAGCATAAAACGCCCATTATAGGTGTGTTTCGTGGGGGCTGCATACTCATCAAACGTTACACTTTCTTCTAACGGGTCAAGGAAAAAGTAATATTTCTTACCAGCCTCTGTTTCCAAGTTGTGAAAATCTGAACGCCCGTAATCAAAGTGCCAACCGTTACTCGTGGCTATCTGTTGTAATATCTCTTTCATAACCTTATTTATTAATCATTAGTTTCTGAAATCTATTCTGTATATTTGTTTGAATTGCCCTATACCATAAGATATAATGCACTTCCAAGTAATTGAGTTTCTCAATATCGTTATACCTAAGAATATCACCACCTGCAAGGCTATCTATCATCGGCAAATCTCCGAACTGATCCAATTCTTTAACTCCTGCTTGTTGTAGTTTAATATCGTGTTCGGTAGGTTCGGTATTCCAATGCTCTTGCTCCATCTTCATTACCCTTTCTGCCTCCAAAGTGAGGAATCGCAAACAGCCATAAAATCGAAACACATTCATTCGCAAAGGCTCTTCCTTATATACCATTCGCACCACGTCTAATTTATCAATGCTATTTAAGCTCATCGTTTGCCTCTTAATACTATTCACCTCGCCAAATGTTAATTCGGTAATGCTCTCTTTCACTCCGTGCGTGCGCTTCTTAAACCAACGCCTGCGTGTATAGTTTGGTATTGGCTTTAATATTTTCAAAGCCGGCAAAAGTTCTTTCTGCTTTTCTTCGGACAATTGTAGAAATTCGTAAAGTGTCATCTTCTGAATATAGGTTTAAACGTTCTCTTAGGTTTCAAGTCAAAGTATTCACGCATTAGTAACATATCGCGATAGTCGGGGCTTCGTCCTATTGCTTGCTTCACTGTATCTTTGTTAATTACTGATAGCTTTTGCCCATCCTTATTATCACTTTTGATTTGTTCCAATTCTTCAATTATCATCTCTTTGGTGCGCTCTGATATATCAGCACTAATGTATATATCATTGCTATTGATACGCTCGGCTAACTTGTACAAGCATTGCGTTTGCAAATTCTTGTAATTGGTAGGTTGCCCGTTCTCTTCAAATGGTGTACTGTTGTTCTTAAAGCCTACAATACCCGTATTATCTACAACCCCTCCACCAATACCGTCCTCATCGGCAATACAATTACCCTTGGGTATATTATACTTCATTCGTAGCGTGTTGATGAGTGCTTGTATCTCGGTAGTCGCTGAAGTCGCCAATGTATATATCTCTATTAACTCCCAGCCTCGCCATACGCCTATAACGCACAAATCCGAACCAAAGCGGGCAATATCGGCTGTTAGATACATCGTGTTATCTTGTGGCAACTGGTCATTACTGAATATTGCTAATATCTTATCGTAATCACACAACGCATTCGGATCATCATCATATTCCCATAGACCATTGAGTAATCGTTGCTTCTCTGCACCTTTTAGAGTATTCTCCAAGTTCTGAATGTATTCCTTTGGTAGCATTTTATTATCATAAGGCAGGGCCTGAATGAATGCCCTTCTCTTGTTGAGAGTACCCTCTTTATAGGGCGTATAAAACTCTTTATACAGAAAATTCTTAGAGGGGTTGGCGGTGATGAGTAGTTTACCTTTCAAATTGTATTCTCTATTCTTCCACCGCCCTATTGATATTTTCAGATTAGAATAACTATCATAATCGAACTCACCGCCCTCTTCTATCCAACCGCGTGTAAATTGCATCGAACCAAATCGCTGATATTGTGGGTCGCTTGGTAAGTACTTACAATCTAATAGCAATACTCGTGAGCCGTTATATAATTCAAAGTAATTATCCTGCCCATTGTACTTCCACGCTTCTTGTGGTATTCCCCATCCATTCAGCACCTCGTGAATACTTGGTATTGTAAAACGCCTCAAATCGTTCAGCTGCTTACGGGAAATGAAATATTGTGTACCTGCATACATTAGAGCATCGGCTAATATCAATGAACAACCTATGAATGATTTGCCACCGCCTTTTGCGCCACCATATAGTACCTCGTCAATATCATCATTAGCCCACGCTCGCCCGCATTCCTTTTGCTTGTCATTTCCGTTGCTGTTAAATTCAAGTACCACATTCTTCATTGCTACTTAATAATTATCCCTGTTACTTGGAAATTGTTAAAGTCTTTACCGTCTTTACCAGTTACCTCTTGCTTATTTCTCAAGTTCCAATCGTCAAACTTACGCTCAATTATCCAAGCGTACTTCTGCCATTTTTCATCATCGCTTTGGAGTTTTTTAAATAAGTTCTTTTTTTGAATTGTGAGTGCTTTTTTATAAAGGCGACAAAAATCAAAATAAATAGAGTCTTTTACCTCTCCTAACTTCCATCTTTCAAATGTTCTATCTGCTATTTGTTGTTTTTCCTCCACCAAATCATTAGTTAGCATTCTTAACTCATCGTCGGTTAGGATAACAGCATTAATATCCTCATTGACGACTTTCTGAAATGCTTCTATCCAAGTGAGGAGTTTTGTAGGTCTCCCCCTTGTTTTTTTATCTATTTTTGTTTTATCTGCTTTTTTCATATTTGTACGGATATATAATTTTCCTATTTTTTTGTATATAATTTTCGTGAAAAATTGTATTTTGCTATTTCTGTATTTGATTTTCAATAACTTGTTGAAACTCCTCAAAGGTGTAACATACAATGTATGTATGCCCCAGTGCGATGGCTTTCTTCTGAAAGTCCTTTTGGTTATCAGTTTGGCGATTGCCTTTTACTTTCATTTCAATGTAAAGGCTTTTACCTTGCGGGAGCATTATTACTAAGTCAGCAACTCCTGGCAGTACGCCCTCTGTTTTGAGACGTTGTGCTTCACGCACGTTGCGACTTCCACCATTAGGGACAGCGTATATAACGAGGTTCGGATATTGGTATCTGAACCAACGTACGCAGGCAGTTTGGAGTGTACTCTCTTGGTGCTTCATAACTATCTATTTTTCACAATGCAAAAATACGAAATATAGCCTTAAAATCCTAATAATTTTTCAACTTAACAATTTGAAAATCAGCGTTTTATTTAGTTGTTTTAACTAAATAAAAGAGTTGGTAAAACGGCAATCGCCTGACTATCATACCCTATAAAACGCAAAAAGACGAGCGTTTTGCCCGTCTTTTTTGTGAAAATTATTTTGTTATATTTATAACTTTTCTATTTCGTACATTATAGGCATTCCTATTTCGGTAGCGATGTAGTGCTCGATACGCGCGCCCTTGCTGTCTTGCCAGCCTTGTAGCATATAGATAGCCTTGCATTGTAGCAGGGTGGCAATATCTTTAGCTATATGAGATTCCCAAGAGTCGTGCTCGGTAAGTCCATTTTCAAAAGGGTTCACTGGTTCATAACCTAATCTTTTCATTGCTTTGGCTACGGCTGCAAAGCGTGCACGGGTTTCGGTGAGGTCTGTACCGCTGATTTTTCCTGAGATGTAGATTTTCATTTTAATTGCTCTTGTTTATAGGTTTGTATGAGTGCTTTTACAAGGGCTTCACGAGCTTCCTCATAGGTTAGGTGGCTGTCTTGCTCAAAGTCGCTACTTAACTCATTGAGGTAGTCAATACAATAGGAGTACTCATTATCTCCATCTTCATCCCTTACGGCTATAACGCCGTGATAACCTTTACTTCTGAACCACTCAAATACTTGTTCCCAATTAGGGCATAGAATGCATAACAAAGGGGCTTCCTCATAAGGTTCTAAGTCCTCGAAATAATATTCAGATGTATCCTCAAATACCTTATCTAAATCCATTTTGAATTTTATTTCATCGCTTTTGCGATATACAAATAGACATTTTTCATCAAATCCTATTCGTTCTAACATAAAGGCTATATCAAAAGGGACAAGCCAATTAGGACAGTTGTTATTTTTCATCTTTTACAAATTTACCATTAATAATTTTACCTTTTCTGTTTTTAATTTCGTTGTAGGCAAGGTTCAAGCACTCCTCAAGGGTGGTGTCTTCCAAATGAGCAATACCGTTGAGATAGTGTAGGATACTAAAAACTCTAAGTCCGCTTGGTTTAGATATTTCTTTGCCTTCATTCCACACATAAAGGCTTATCAATCTACCTAAAGCATTATGAGCGTTCATTACGTATGAGATGGTATAATAACCTGTTACGGATAGATCAACCGCTTGCTTAATATACTCTATAGCATCCAATTCTATAAAGTAACAATAGTTAATCATTGTTATCATTACATCGCCTATGGCGTCCTGAATAGCTGGTTTGTCGTTATCATAACACGCCTTGATGAGTTCGCCGACTTCCTCGTGGGTTTTGAGGAGTTCATCAAAGGGTGTTAGTTTCTCATAGATTTCTCTTTCTTTTGCCCATTCTTGGATAAGGGGCACGAGTTCTTGAATTGTTCTCATTTGTCAATATTTTTAGCGTTAATAATTTTTCCTAAGTATAGTACGAAGTACTTTTTATTGGCTTCTGCGCCCCATTCGGGTTTACCCGTTCCAAAGCGTATTGTTTTTAATTCTATGGTGAGGCTTGGAGCATCACGAGCATAGCCATTGCGAAATACAACAGTGTCGTACTCTTTTCCGATAAGTCGAAGGTTGTAATACGGCTTGATGTCGCGGTACTCTTCTGTCTTTTCCCCTGAGAGTATCATATCAAACCATTGTTTTTGGATTGTAAGGTATAGGGTGTTATTCATTATTCTGTAATTTTAATCGTTTTGCTATTAATTCTACAATATTCACGGTTACGGCGTTGCCAATGAGCTTGTAACGTTGTGTTTTGGCAATTGGTTTTATTGTGCCATCGTAATTGCCATATTGCGTCCAATTCTCAGGGAATCCTTGCAGGCGTTCGCATTCTATCTCTGTGAGACGACGCATTCTACTAATTGCGTAGTCGCTGTTATGTCTTGTTAAAGCTGGACTAATCCCTCTTTCGTCAAATACTCTATTTTGTTGGTAGGGCTGTCTGCCATTGGATTCCTTAGACGGATTTATTTGTATAACAGGCATACCACTTCCATCTTGGCGAGCACGAGCAGGAATGGTAGGGGCGATATTGCTTTTTACTTCTCTAAATCCCTTGCCGTCGTTGTGTGTGCGATAAGTACCTACTTGTATGTGGGTGTCTTTCGGGGTATTTAATCTCCCTTTGATGTCATTTTCTGTGATAGGAAATACTCCGCACTCACTTCGTCCTGCAAGATGTCCGATAAGGTAAATCCGCTCTCGATTTTGGGGTAAAATCCAGCTTGTATTAAGCAATTGCCATTCAAGTCGATAGTCCCCAATGTTGGCAAACGCTTGGATAATCGCCCAAAAGTCTGCGCGAGCATTGGAGCTGAAAGCTCCTTTAACATTTTCCCAGATAAAAATATTTGGTCTGATGTCAGCAATGAGGGCAATTGCTTTTTTGATAAGGCTACTTTTGTTTCCTTTAAGCCCCTCTCTTCTTCCAGCAAGGCTGAAATCTTGGCAAGGCGATCCGAATGTGATAATGTCAATTCCTGTAAAGTCTCCTCCGTGAATAGAGGTAATATCTCCGATGTATTTTGCATTTGGAAAATTGTTTTTATAGTTTGCGATTGCGCTTTTGTTAATCTCTGAAAAATAGTGTTCGGTAAATTGGTAGCCAGCTTGTTGAAAGCCGAGTGAAAAGCCCCCAATCCCGCTGAATAGGTCTATGAGTTTCATTATTCTTTATACTTTCCGTTAATAACATCTAAGTGCTGGTATATCATTTCCGATAAGTCGTTAGAATACGACTCAAAGGCATCGATTAACACTTTATCATCTTTCATTGTTTTTTTGAATTGCTTGACTGCCTCGCCGCTATATAGTTTTAGTCTACGAAAGGCGAGTTTAAATTCTCTGCTGAACTTTGTATCGTCAATTCCGTACATAAGTTCATTGAGGCTATCAGCGTACGATAAAGCAAGTATAGCATAGTGTGCTATTTTCTCACGCTTGAGTACGGGCATTACTACTGCTTTATCGTGTTCAGCAATTGCGATATTCATTAGGTTTTGCGCTTCTTGAGGGGTTATATTTAGCCCTCTTGCACGGAGTTCTGTTATAAATTTATTGTTTTTATTCATTTTTCAGTGTTTTTGAGTTAGTAATTCCGAAAGTTCCTTGCCTTGTGTAATGAGGTGATTGTAAAAGAATTTCAAAGTATCTTCTTTTTTTAATCTCCTTATCTTTCCGTCAGGGTCATTGGTGCTGTTTTGAAAATGATCTATCAATGCCCTAATTGCACTATATTCCTGTTTATCCTTTGCCTTATTTTGCTCTTGTCTAAGTCGCTTCTCGGTTTCCGCTCGCATTAGTTGCTTGTCCTTTTCGGTAAGTGTAGCGAAGTAAGGTTGTAATATACCTCGCTGATAGAGTGTATCGTATACGGGTACAGACAACATAGGCAATTCCTTTGTTTCCTTGTACTCCTCAAAATGCTCATTGAGCCAACGAAGTACGTTTTTTTCTTTTTCCTCTTCTGTCATTGTATTTTGATTTTCGGGTAATTGTGAAATGTTAATGTTATGCGCTCGCTGAGTGTCTTGCAGCCATTGGCGATATTTTCCTAAAACCGTACAGACGTAAGATATGTCAAAGAATTGAAAATGCTCTGTCACGTTGCCAAATTCCCCACTTCTGTCCATCTGAAAGGCTTTGTATATCTCTTGAAAAGAAAGTCCTGAAAAACGACTAAAAACAGCATTCCATATTTCCTGCTTTTGCAAAGGGTCGATTTCTCCCTTAAGTCCTACAAGAGTAGCAATGCGAGTGAATACCATTCCGAATGTTGGGGCTATTACTTCGCGGTTAAGGTCTCTAAGTCGTGGATATTGGTGGCTTGTTTTAGCTATCGCCAAAGGTGTGAGTTCCCCAGCCTTGCATATTGTTTCTAATGTTATCGGCTGTTTGGCGACCGACATAATACTGCTGTTTATCACTTGTAGATTGCTGCTGTTGTCCGTTTGTAATGATGTTTCCATTTTCGTCTAAGATGATTTGATTGTTAGCAATGAGGTGAGGGGCTTGTGTGTTATGTAGCCAGTCAGCCTCAAAACCTTTCCATTGCTTTTGAACTATGATACTCAGTATCGCGTTTATATCCTGATTTGTTTTTCTCACCTGCTCAATGAATGTTTTAAACGCAAGTTCGCTGTTTATAGCTTTCTTTGCCTTGCGAATCTTTAACCACTCATCTACAAGTTCGGGGGCAAAACCTTCCGCAAGCATTGCCTTTCTGAAATTGAAAGGAGGGGGGGCGGGCGCAACTTGGGGGGAGGTTTCTTTTTTAGCGTTTAAAGGCTGTTCTTTTTTTTCGCCCTCGCCAAAATCGACACACACTCTTTTCTGTTTCTCTTTTTCTAAAAGAGAAAAATCATTTACATTTACATTTACATTAAGGGGGCTTTTGCTTTTTTTGCTTTTTTCAAAAACCAATTGCTTTTTTTGCTTTTCTTTGCTTTCTTCTAATTCATTGGTTTTCAACGGTCTTCCTCCTTTTGCTCCTGCTTCTTTTCTCTTTTCTTTGATTGATATATACTTTTGTGTATCCCTATCAATCGTTTGCTTTACAAATCCGAATGCTACTTTTGCAAGTGGTTTTAGTTCAATCAAGTTACCATATATGGCATATTCCGTAATAGCCTGATAAACTTCCAACTGAACCTCACTTGGCAAATCCCGAATAACATTCAACCAATCTTTGTAAAAAACAAATGTTTCTCTTTCCATAGTGTAGGCATTAAAAACTCCCCTTGCCCTTAACTTGCTCTCTGGACAATGGCACGCCAAATAATAACGCTCGCCAAAGACAAGGGGAGACAAATGAATGATGTATTAGACTGCTTGTTTTTGCTCTGCCTCTGCTTCTTCTATAAGGTCAAAAAGCGTTGGCATACTTATCTTTTGTGCAGCTGCTTCACAATATGCTGCACCATCTAAAAAGTATTGTGGATTGAGTTCAAAACCTACTCCATAACGACCTTTAAGTACTGCACGATAGGGTACTGTCATTAGCCCTCCAAAGGGGTCTAATACTACATCTCCCTTGTTGCTCATCTGCTCAATAACTCTATCGGCAATGTCAAACTGCATTGGGCAAAGATGCATCTCTTTTCCTTTGCTCCATTGTGAGCCGTTGAGGGTGAGCATACGCGTTACATCTGTCCATACTTCTTCGCTCCAGCTCTGAGGTTGTAATAACATAAACGAGGTGGGAAGTTTGCCGTGTAGGTCTAATGTTTCCGCAATCTTTACATTGAAGTCGTGATTATAGACTGTTTCCAACGAAAAGCGTTTGTACTCTTTGAAGATCACATCGTGAGGTAGTTTAGCCAACTCTTCAGGGAATAAACAACGATTGCCTGAGGAGCGTGTAAATCCGTGTGCATCTATTTGCCACTTAGCACGCGAATAATCACTCTTGCTCTTAACAACTGGTTCATCAGCATAGGCGTTAGTTCTGTCTGTAGCAGGCTTTCTGAATAGTAAGAGATATTCGGGCATTCCTACTCCCATTTTAGTTCCATCTTTGCATTGCTCACTCCACCCTAAGCGGTAGGTTTGATTATTTTCACGCACAACATCAGTAACAATGGTCTTCATACCCATATAGGCGAAACCGTGCTTGGTGTAGTGCTGTATGCAATCTACGTGAAAAGGGTAGACGGTTTGTACGCCCATTCCTGATAGCCCCATTGGCACAATACGGTCTTTTACGTGTATAGCCGCTATCCTGCCAGGTTGCAATACTCTGAATAAGTTAGGGGTGAGATAGTCCATTTGTTTAAAAAACTCCTCATTGCTTTCAGAGTGCCCAAAATCAGCATAATTAGGAGAGTACTCATATTGGGTGCTGAAGGGTATTGAAGTAAGGATAAGCCCTACACTATTGTCTTTTAGTGCGTGCGGGTTTTCTTTAGGGTCAAGTTCTAACACATTGTCATTGTTTACAATATGGTAATAATTATCCTTTATTTCCATACGCTCTACCCCTATTTTGCGAGTAAGCACCTGAGCCATTTCAGAATGAGATAGCCCGTATTTCTTGATTATTTCCGTCATATTCTTTACGAGTTTGTTATGGTTTTTCCACTTGTTTTCTAAGGTTTTACGCACGTTGCGTTCGGCTTCGGTATAGATTAAATCTACTCGCACCACGTTTTTCTGTAGGAAACGTTGCAGGCGGTGTATAGATTGAATAAAGTCGTTGAACTTGTAACCTATCCCTAAGTATATTGCCCAACTGCAATACCGTTGAAAGTTACACCCTGAGCCTGCTATCACGGGCTTTGCTCCCAACTCTTGCAACTCGCCATAAGAGAATTGCTTTATAATCTCTTCACGCTTTTCAAAGTCCTGAGAACCGTATATTGATTTTAGTGTTGGGATAGCCTTTTCAATCGCCTTGCGTTCGCTCTCTAAGTCGTGCCATATTACACGATGTGCTTCAGGGTCTTCAGCACGGAGTTCTAACATTTTAGCAATGCGATCATCTAATGACTCCCTTTTTTCTTGTGCCGATTGTTGTAGCCCCAGTGCTGTATCCTTAAACAACTTTCCTTGTCCGTCTTTTTCTACCCCCGCGTTTTCGTGGTTAGTAGGTATTTCGTGCCAACGCAAATCTAAGTCGGGGAGTATGTAGCCCATATCGTCTGCTTCGTTTTGGGTAATATCAGAAGGCTTTGTAACGAAAAGCCCCCAAGAGGACACCCATAGCCAAAATTCCTCTTCTTTATGAGCGTGCAAAGTGAGTTTATCAGCCTTAGTACTATCACGTTTAAAAAAGCGTGTTTTGGCTTGTGATACGTCCATTACCCCTAAGAAGTCGGCATACGCTAATAACTCTATATAATCATTAGGGGAGGGAGTGGCTGTGGCTACAAATCGGTATTTGATGTTGTCCGCTACTCTGCGCTGTTGCATTGGCCCGGCATCACCTGTAAATAACCTCATAAACTCACGGAATGTTTTAGAGCCTCCTAATCCTCTGAGGATACTCGCCTCATCAAGGCTTGCCACCTGAAAGTGTCGAGGGTCTAATTTGCCGTCTCTGATACTTTCATAATTAGTTAGGTAGATACCGTCCTTATCGTCCGTTTCCTCGATACGGCGTATAAACTTAGGGGCTACCTCCCAGCCGAGAATGTTTTTAGCGTCTTCGACAAACTCTTGTCGTACGGATAGCGGGCATACTATTAGCCCTTTGCCCCCTCCTAACTTTTGAAGGACTACCCTAACCGCTTCCAGCTGGGTAACGGTCTTGTGAAGCCCAAAAGAGGCAAAACAAGCACGCCTACCGCCTTCGACCATCCACTTTACCATAAGGCGATTGTGGGGCTTCATACGAGGGTTAATCTCATCGAGCGAGCATTCAAACCCTTGTTTAGGAGCGATCTTGATTTTGTTCTTTAAAAATTCTTGATACTCATTCATTTTGATTTGAAATTAGAGATTTGATAAAGATTTATGCGCACTCAATCTCATCTCAAATCGGGTTGTTAATTATTTTTGTAAGGTTTTAACCTATAGTAATTTTCAAAGTCTATTAGCCATTGAGGCTTTTTTGTCTTTTTGTTTAAAAAGTTTAGCAGTTCTAAATGATACTTCTGAAATATGGTTAGCAGTTCAGTATTAGGCGTTTCTCCTCCCAATATATTCAGGCGTTTTTGCGCTATATGAATATCTTGATTAAGTTTGAAATTATGAGTACTTTCCTCTGTATAACCTCCTATCTCCAACACCCACGCCAGTAACTGACAACAGCGTTCATTAGAAATTATATTAATTCCTGCTTCCTCAGCAGTGATTAGTAATGCCTTATAAAATGTTTTCATTTATTTTCTTGTATTGATGTAGTTTTTCTCTTTTGATAAAACGATTTACAGTACCCTTAGAAACTTTCAGTTTTAAACTAATTTCACGTTGAGACATTCCTTGCTTTATATACTTCCGTATTTTATCCTCATTTCCAGTTAGCTTAACTTTTTTTGAAAGACTTCCTTTAGGGCGACCTATAAATACCCCTTCAGCTTTTTTGCGGGCTAATGCTTCTTTGGTTCGTTGAGATATAAGTTGTCTTTCTATTTGTGCAGAAAGCCCATAAGCAAAAGCTATCACAGCACTACTTATATCGTTATCCAATCGGTAGTTATCCTTGATTGTCCAAATATTTACCTTTTTCTTTGTACATTCGTTTAAGATAGCCATAATCATCATTAAGCTTCTACCTAATCGTGATAGTTCTGAACAAAGGATATAATCTCCTGCCTTTGCTTTTTCTAAGAGTTTTCCTAATTCTCGTTTTTCAGGGTCTTTCGTTCCTGATATTCCCTCGTCTGAAATCCAACCATCTATTTTCATATTATTCTTCTTACAGAAGTTCTTTATTTCAAAGCGTTGGTTTTCTACGGTTTGCCTATCTGTACTCACCCGAATATATCCGTATACCATAATTATCAATTCATTTATTTTAGCCCCCGCTCACGGCTCGAACGTGAGTGCTTGCCTATCGGGGTGCACAATGGACAAAAATTACAACGTTTCTTATTTTACTTTAAAACTTGTTTATTCCTCATTATCAGGTTCAGGCAAATCAAGATTGAAATTATCCATACACATCTGCCTTACTTGTTGTTTAAATTCCTTTTCCCATTCATAAGTGCTTAACTTGGTGCTACTCACTGGCACTCGTTGTATCTCACCAGTAGCAGGATTAGGACGCTCCTCATAATTACACAAGGCTTTCAGTACATTATGAACCTCATTAGGAGGGTAAAACTCGCCCCAAGTGTTATTGATAGCTTGTTGAATGATAGGTATCCAAACGCCCCAATAGAAAGCATTTTGTTGTACGCTTCGTTTCTTGCTTCGCCTCTCAATGGTGATATTGATATTTGTATCCTCAAATGAAGCTATAGCATTTTGTATAAGATTGCGATTTTGTACCAATTTGCCGTTTTTTACGTTACTCGGAATGGTTATCTTTTTCATTGTTATTCATCAGCTTTTTCATTATAATTCGCAAACTGCCACCCTTGCGACATAAGTAGCTTTATATTTTCCTTTGACAAATAATTATCATACTTTCTTGTATAACTATCACCATAACCTCCTCCTGTAAATGTGTTTTGTTGTAGATATGGTTTTATTTTATCAATTTTATCTGGTGTATTACGCCATTCGCTTGACCTTTTATCATCTGCCGAGTCTTGTTCTACATAATGAAATATAACATCGTTAGTGTAGTCATAATATACTACTTTGAGGAATATTGTATTTTTGTATCTTTCCTTATTATACTCAACATATTCATTCGTACCTTCTCTATCTTTCAACTCGACATACATTTGTGAAATATAAGTACCTTTGTCATTTTGATATAGAACAAAATGTTTATCGTTTTCAACTATAAACTTCATCAATTCAGTCGTCTTAATACGTAGCTCATTAGCAAGATTACTAATGTACGGCTTCTTATTAAAAGCTACTTTGTATAACTCAAAGCACTCTTTTATATCTTTTAAGTTTAAATTTTTCATTTTGTCTTTATTTTGAAAGCAAGGCAGGACTCGAACCTGCTACTATCCCGATTGATACTTGCTTTTTTGTTGTTTCTTAATACGGCACGCCGTCTTGTGCGGGTGCTTGTCCGTACTGGTTAAACATTTGCCCCTGCTGATATTGCGGTTGCCCTTGTGGCGGGTACGCTTGTGCTTGTTGAGGCGGTGCGTATTGCGATTGCTGTGGGTAACCTTGTGGATGTTGCTGGTACTGAGGCATAGGCTGCTGTTGTTGCGCTACATTCGTGGTTTGAATGAGTTCAATTTTCCAACCCTCAATTGTGTTGAAGTACTTAACCTCGCCTTGCTGGTTTGTCCACTCTCTACCGCGTAAGTTAAAATGTACCCTTACATTCTGACCTACTTTCAAATTGTTGAGCAAATCACAACGCTGTTGCGTGAACTGTATGAGAATATCATTAGGATATTGCTCCTCCGTTGTGATAACTAAATCACGCTTCTGAAAGCCATTCTCGCCAACTGTTTCAGTAGCGAATATTGTTTTAATTCGTCCTTGTATTTCCATAGTTATAATAAAGGTTTTGCGATTTCTAAGAGTTCTTTTTGTTCTTCAAAAAATCTTTTTCTTATTTCTGAATTTTTAAAAGCTAAAATACGAGGTTCAGTTTGGCTTGCACAAAATTTATATTTGAAACCTTTTTTGTTATGAAAATCTGTTACAAAACAAAGTATCTCTTTATAAGATTTATCTTTCCAATCAGGCTTCCAACCCTCATTATAATAGTCTCTAAGAAATAGTAGTTTTAAAAGTGCTATTGTTGCTTCCACAAGTTCTTCACTTGGAGCTTCTAAACTATCAGGTAAATAGTAATAATCACCTTTACTGCGTGTATCTTTGATGACTTCCTCATACGTTGGAGCAGGTGCTTTTTGTTCAAAGCCTATAATGTCGATAGAATAGTCTGAAGTGGATAGTGTGGGTATAGCACCTTCACTTTTTACGAAACAACCATCGCCTGTGTAGTCGATTTTCAAATCGTCATCAAATTTCACCTTAATAGGGAAAGGAAATTTTGTATCGTTAAGAACCTCTATTACCTTTCCTTTGTTTGGAGATATTGTTTTATCCCAAACCTCCATTCCTACTTTAAATACTGTTTTCATTTGTTTTAAAAAAATCGTTACTAAAACGCTTAGGTGCGAAAACCTCACGACTACTGGTTTTACTATAATGATTTCCATACTATCGGTTAAGATAGTCCTTGTGTTCATTCGCAGTTTGTTCATTAAAAATCTTTTTGTCAGTAATAAGTTCTCGGTTACCCTCCAAAAACTCAATAAAACGCTCGCATACCTCCTTTAATCGTGGTATATCCAGATTATGCATATAGGCATAAGCCTCTTTATACACCCCCTTAAAATCAGTAACCAAATACTCAAAATCGGTTATATCAATGCCTTGCTGATTTAAGCAATAAGGATATACAATGTGCTGCCAGTTGTTGCGATATTTAAAGGCATTGTATTTGCCAGTAGTCTTTAAATCTACCACCTTAAAGGGTAGCAAGTAGTCTAAATATCCGTACAAAAAGACTTCACCATATTGAGTGCTAATTGTACCCTCAACTCTGTATTGAGTAAGCGCATTTTCCTCTTTCAAAGGGTTCGCTATACTCTTAGCAAGTTCCTTTGAAAATACGAACTGCCTGCCATTGATTATTGCCATTATTACCTCGCCCTCGCTGTGAATATCTATCTTAGTACTTTTGCGACCCTCAACTATGCAATCAACAACCTCATTGAACGCTGTACCCTTGTCAGCGGATTCACTCTCGAATGGCACTCTATTAATACGGTTAATGAGATCTTGAAAGGCTTGTCGCTCGTATTCTTCCTCTGTCAGCGTTGGGGCTTCAGATGAGCCCCAAAACTGCTGATAGATTACCGATGAATTAAGATAGTTTGTGAAACTATCCAACAACGTAGGATATATGTTATACTGCTTCATACTGCTTGCTTTCTTTGTTGAATTTCGCATTTAAAGTTGCCGCCTTCTCATTGAGTTTGCGACCAGCAATCACTTTAGAGTTGCCGATATGTTGCCACTCCTGTATTCGTTGAGCAGTTTCATTAAGGCTGTCTATATCTGTGATAACCGCTATATTGTCCTCTATCTCTTTAATGAGCTTTTGGTATGCTTCATTAGCCTTGCGATGCTGTTCCAATCGCGCATTGTACGCCTCAATTACGTGCGTTGTGAAAAAGTCGTTAGGCGCAGTAGGGTTACCCTGCTCGTCAATGATAGTAGGTATCTTGAACAATGGAGGTAAGTTGCACGAGTTCTTACCATCATTTCGTGAGGTAGGGTCAAAGGTGATTGTACGTTCACGCCCTTGCGCCTCTACATACCCTACAAGGTCTAACTCTGTTACAAGGTTGTCATAGTTTGTCCCTCCAAATTGAGGAATGTAACGAGTATCGTCGCCCTCTGTTTTTGTTTCTCTATGAGCAACAAATACCACGTGCTTATTCATTATGCTAATACGTTTTACAAGTGCTGAAAACATCATTTTTCGCTCTCCAAAGCCTTGTAGTGTTAGCATACCATTAGCACGCCCCATTTTAGGATTGTTCTTAATGATATACTCGCCCATAAAGTCTAACATTTTGCCCCCAGTATCAATAACAAAGGTTTCATAAGGTGCAAGGTTTTCATTGTTAAGTACGTCCAAAAAATCTTGATAGGAACGTATCTGTACAGTGTCCACATCTTGCAAGTGTGCGAAATTCACACGGTGTACCCCATTGTCAAAGTCAAAAAGTAGCGGCTTTGGTGCTGATAGTGCAAGGGTAGTCTTTCCCGTACCTGCCTGCCCATAGATTAGGGCTTTGATTTTCGTCTGAATTGTTAATTCATTTGCTTTCTTAATTAAACTCATATTTATTTGTTTTTAGGTTATTACTTTTTGCTTAACTTTTTGTACAACCACCCTAATAGTTGAAGATAGTTTGTTTCATACTCTCTTTTACTATCGTATTCGTGCCCATCGGTGCTCGTGGTGTAATGTACGATTATACCGGTTAATGTTTTTTCTACTTTGTCGATTTGTAGAATGCTTTCAAATTCATTAAAAGTTGATTCGTTATAAAGAAATTCAGTAAGAAATTCTTCAGCTAAATAAAAATTAATATTGTTCATTTTCTTTATTTTTTAGGTTATTACTTTAAAAGAAAGTGCCGTGCGTTATTGTGATGAATTATGTCCAGATTTAAGGGTAACACGGCACTTATTTATTTGGTAGAGACTCTTTATCATTTTGTTTATCTCATTGCGCTTGGTGCGAAACTCGTGCATAAATTCACTGTGGCTAATCTCTTGTACTTCATACTTGCTATCTTGGTATGAATCAGACATTAGTAATTCTCTGGTATTAATACCCGAATTATCTACTCTTATTGCTGTTAATGATGAGTATTTGCTAAATACAAACTCTTCATAAACCCTAATGCACCAACTAATACTCTCATATTTCACTCGGTAGCACTTATCTAATTCTAAGGTTGTGATTTGCTCTTTCATAGTCGTAAGATTTTAAAGGGTTAAACTATACCAATCATCAGTGAGATTGTTCATATTGTGTGCGTATGCCATTGATTTTTCAGTTTCGTAATAATCAGCCCAACGTTCATCCTCATATTCTTTTTCAAGGCGTTCATACACTCTGCTCAATAACTCAAGAAGTTTGCTCTTTTGTTCATTTGTGAATTGCAATTCGTAAAACTCACCCTTGTACATTACATAACTATCGTTGTAAGTTATAGCAATTGTTGAGCGGTACGCATTCTCATCACGTACCCATTCACCAGCGACCCATAAGTGATATATACCGTGAGTAGCCGTAATAGCAAAATAGTCCGTTGTACTATCCTCATCAGCGTATGCCTTACTTATCAAGCAATCAAACATAGCCTTACTTACCTTGCCGCTGGGGGTGTAATTCTCTTTTGTTGTTGTGAAAAGTTTTACAGAAGTATAATTGCGTTTCTTGCCGCCTCGCACCACGTGCAGAGCCTCGTTAAACGCCTCTCTTTCAAACGGCGCACACTCATTATAGCGTTTGCCTTCGTAGGTTACATAGCCATTACACAGAAGAATTTGGCTATTTTGTTTTGCTGTTTCATTCATTTGTCGTAATTTTGCCATCGTAATTTTGTCTTTGTGATTTTAATGTTAATACTATTTTTAAAATTGCAAGTCATTAAGGCGGTGCTGGGAAGTGCCGCTTTTTTATTTGCGTTTCATTTTTTTCAATACTTTTATTATATCCTTGTTGCGTAAATCCTCCAATTGCTGCATACTTATCAATGTACGCCCGCCCGAAAGATTCTCATTCCTTAGTGTGCCATCAGTTACCCACGTGCGAATAATATAGTCCGATACACCCAAGTACTCCGCTGCTTCAGGAACGCTCAACATTCTCTTCGCTAACTTGCGATACTCATACACCTCAATAGCCCTCGCAATCAAGTCTACCGTATTAGGTACAACCCCCTGCATTTGCCACAATTCCTCACGCTCGTTGGCGAATAGTGTATTAATATCTTCATTCAATCGTTCTACTCTACTTAACATAGTTTAATTTGTTAATCGTTATCAGGTTCAAATGCTTCATCTTCCGTTAGTTCGATAATCTCTAAGAATTTTTCACGAACCGCTTCCGATTTGCGATAAAATCTTGTATTTTTCTCTGCTCGCCACTTGCATAGTGTCCAAATAGTAATGTTTAAACTATCCTCTAAAGCCCTCATCGTAGCCTTATCTTTTAATTTTTCTTTCGCTTTGTTTGTCAGTTTCATATCTTTTTAGTACTTTTGCCAAGTCAAAACAACTAACTCTTTTTACTATCATTTTGACGGTGCAAAGATACAAACAATGTTTATATCATCCAAATAAAATACAAACTTTTTTTGTATTTTATTAAAATATTTTATAACTAATTGATTTTTAGAGATGTATTTTTTATTATGGTTGATGATTTTTTAGTGGTAAATATACTAACAACATTAGAAGAGGGTAAATTTCAAGAGAAATACATTGAGTTTTATTTAGAAAAACAACGATACATTAAGAGAACTGTTAAAATAATAGCTATTGTATTTGCTTTTATAGGCATTGTTAGTTGGGAGTTTAATAAATTAGTATCATCTATTATATTTGTAGCCTGCGCTACCTTTCAAGTGCTGTTAGTTGCTGAAGATTTATTATTTCGCTCACCCGAAGAAATAGCAACCATTCAAAAAATATTGTCCGATTATCGAAAATACAACTTAGAAGTATTTGCCGTTGTTACAAAAATAGTAATAAAAAAAACTACTAATGAAGATTTAGTAACAGATATAAACAGACTGTTAAATATCAAAAGGGAAATATTAGATATAGAGAGTAATATCAATCTAAAAGAAAGTAAGAGGCTAATAAAAAGGGCTACAAAAGAAGTAGAATTATATATGAAACAATTAAATACAAATATCTATGGAGAACAACAATAAAAATTTAAAAGATGAAAAACCATTAAATCGACGTCAAGAACGATTTAGTATTCCTCCCAATCCTAAAACCAATATTGATACCATTAAAGATTTAGCAAATAAACTAAAAGAGGGCACTAATAATAAGTAGTAGGTTATCGCTTGAGTTTTTTTCTAAATTCAGCTGCTATTTTTTTAACGCATTCATCATTCATACGAAGATGTTTTTCTTTAATAAAATAGTCACTAAAACATTCATCCCAAATCAACCACAATACATATACAATGCAAAAAACACCTATAAGATACAACAAGCAAATACCCAAAAAAGGCAGAACCTCCATACCTATAAAAGTCATAAAGTCCTTAAATTGATAGAAATAATATTTAATATCACTCATAGTGTTTAATCTTTAATTTTTTGCAAAGATATGGAAAATAATTCAAATACAAACAATGTTTATACTGAAGATGTTCGTAAAAGGTTTAAAAAAGCCATATCGCATCTAAAAGGTGAACAGATTATAAGCACAAATCAAGATGTTGTGAATAAAATGGAAATCAATAAGACTTCTATGTCCTTAGCTTTAAAAGGTGATGAGAGGTATCTTACTGAAAAATTCATTACAAAATTCGCTAATATCTATGGGTTCAATAAAGATTGGCTTTGGAAAGGTGAAGGAACAATGCTACTCAATCAAGTACGAGGTACTAAATATACGTTGGAGGACTTAAAAAAAATTGCAAGTGGTGATTTAACTGTACCCAAAGAAGTACGCAACCCTATAACAAATGTAGATCCTATCCTCGCCGATGAAGCAATAAATTACAATGAAAAAGGCGTACCCTATTACAATATTGATTTTACCAATGGATTTATGGGAGTAATAGAATTTAACAACGTAAAACCCGATTATTACATTAACTATCCCCCTGCCAATAATTGCGACTTTTGGATCAACGCCACTGGGCAATCAATGCAAAACACTATCAATCACGGCGATATTGTAGCCGTCAAAGAAGTAGACCTAACGTGGTTCCCTCTTGGCGAGATATACGCCATAGTAACCTCCAACGGTTATCGCCTTATCAAGCGAATCACCAAATCACGCGACCCTAAATGCTATCGCCTCGTATCTGAGAACCCCGATAAAGACAATTACCCAGATCAAGATATACCAAAACGCTATATCACCCGCTTATTCAAAGTAATCATCGCAACTAAAATAATTAATTAGTAACTAATTTTTTTATATATGAACTTAACAAATTGCCCCGCTTGTCAAAAGCAAATCAGTATTTCAGCAGAAACGTGTCCTCATTGTGGACATCCTATTAAAAAAATAAGAGAGCAAAAAAACTCACTTATAACAATGATCGCTATTATGGTTATATGCTTAGTAGTTTTCTTTGCTATCAAATTGCAAGGTTTATTCAAATAAGTATTGCACCAATGAAAAAATTATTAACTATCTTAGCTTTTACCATCATTGCTGTAACATTTTTAACTTGTTCAAAAGATAACAATGATGATTCTTATAAAGAGTGGAAAAAGAAAAGTCAATCCGAACAAGAATGGCTTTGCGGGAATTATAACGGGTATACCCTATATACAGGGCCACGTGGAGGCTGTTATTATAAAAAACTTAATAAAGACCTTAAAGAAGAGATCATTTATGTAGATAAAAAATATTGCAAGTGTTTAGAATAAAATAACAATGAGTTTCCTTAATAATCTACTCAAAGGCTTCATACGCTCAACTGTCAATCAAGTGGGGCGGGATGGTGGTCGTGTGATTAGCAACCAACTATACGGCAATGCACACGCCTCACCAGTGAGAGTATCACAATCACAAACATCAACCACAACGCAAACCATTGAGCCTCAAAATACAGATAATACACCTTATAATTTTCTATCAATGGCATTTGCCGATTATTTTATATTCAAAATAATAGCATACTCTTTTTTTAGCATCATTATTGTACTCATAGGTTCAATATATACCTATATAAGAGGCGTTGAATATTCTAAGAAACAGACAATGGAAATATATGGTATAGTAAGAACTGCAATCACCACTACCGATAAGCGTTATCGCACTGGCACAAGAGTAACAGGATATAGAAATAGAAAAGCATTAGTAGCCGTTGAATCTGCAGACTATGCACACTTAAAATACTATAAAACCAAAGGGAAAATATACAAAATAATCGCTATATCTGCTATAATACTCGACTTTATAATATACTTCTCTATGGAATAACAAAAAAAGCCCCGCACGATCACACGCGGGGCTTTTTACATAAACCAACAATATTAATATAAAGAAAAAAACACTTCCTAAATCTCCAGCACAACCATACCAGCAGGGCCATCAATAGCCATATCCACCAGTAACTCATAACACTATTCACTTCTTTTGTTTTATGAGAAAAAGCCGTCGCGCTTTCTGTATTTCGTAATTCATTATTAGTTGTGATTATAGTATTCGTAAGGGTGGCAGCTATTTCACTTTTCGCTTTTCGCTTTTCACTTTTAACTCTTATTACTGCCTTTCCACCACTTACCCTTATAGTTTCATTATCGCCGTCGCGAATGCGAGTATATGTAAGTTCCTTGCTATTACCCACGCTATCCTTATCGCTCTCAACTGTTACCTCGTACTCTTGTGAGGCGTGTGTATCGAGTTGCAAGGTTTGAGTATTTTGTTGAAAAAGAACCGTACTATCCTTGTACTTTATAATACGCTCTTTTTGAATTTGCTTTTGCTCGGTAGTGGTTACCTCTTTGCGTGTCCTGCAACCTATGAATGTAAGAAACGCTAATAATGCAATGATTATTCTATTCATAACTACTTTTCTTGTTTTCTAATTTCCTTTTCAAGCTACATTGTACCCTCTTCTAATTTTGTAATTACAAGTGATAACTCTCTTGTACGTGGCAACTGCTCTACTTTTGTAAGTAAGCTATCCAATTCCTTTTTTAATTCTTTAAATTCTGCTGTCATTTTCTTCTATTTTTTTGATTAGCTTCTTTAAACTATCTGCATAGTTGGTAGCGGTTGCATACCCTGCCTTTGCTACCTCCTCAGCAAACTTGTAAGGGTCTGCTTTTACCTCTAACGCCTTAGCATATCGCTTGTTTCTGAAGAAGAATTGTGCGTGGTCTGTAAAGCATTCTTCGGGGGTGTCGTACTTCCTAAACCAGTCTTTCACTTCATACTTGTATTTACCATTAGGTAACATCTTCACCGATATAACCAACGGAAACAAGTGCTTTAAATTAGGACCGCTTAATATCTCCGTTGTAGTTAGTAACTGCTTTTTGTTAGCAGGCGTGTCCTTGCCCGCTTTTACTCCAAAAAACATATTCCCTGGCACACTCTTAGCCCAACCAGTTTCCAACGCCGCTTGCGCCAATATAAAGAGGTGCGATATACCCGTTTTGCACTCAGTTTCGAGTGCAAATGGTTTGTACTGCTTTATAAATTCTTTTGGGCTCATTGTTGTTCGTCTGTTTTATTGTTTTCTAATTCGTTAGGAGTAATACCATTATTTACTTTTTCGTAAAACTCTCTCAGTTTTCCACTCTTTTCATAGTTATAGAGTGCTTTCATAAAGAACTCAGGAGGAAATTTTCCGTTTGAAAGTACAAAAAGATTTTTCGCTATATCTTTCACTGGGTATAATAACGAAATCATCTGTATTGTAATTTCAAAAGCTTTTCCTACATCTGTCCTGCTCAAAGGTATATTCAGTATTGATAGAGATATAAAGGCTATTGCTATGATTGCCATTTTAAAAATCGTGCCTTTAAGTAATTCTACAAAATCAAAATCTCCTTTCTTAAAGTGATACCAAGCACCAGCTATCATATCAAGCATTAGTACCACCGCTATACCCGCGTAAAAAATAGCGTTCTGCTCCTTATCCGATGAGAAGTAGGCATACAATAGCAATAACGGTACACTTTTAAAGAATACCACAAAAAAGTAATACACCCTATCTCTTAGATGTATCTTATCATCAAAGTAGAAGAGTAATACCAACGGCGTTGCCCATATCGCTATCTTTATTTTGGCTTTGAGTAGCCACTTTATAAACTTATCCATTAGCCTCCTTGTTTATGCGTTTTACAATAGGGTAAGGCGTAATGCTCGCTACTATATCCCACCAATCAATAAACGTGCGTTTGATGCACTTGTCGTACAACTCTTTTGCAAGCCCAGCCAATAATACAGCGGCTAACGCTAAAACAAAAGCAGTACCAACGCTCCAAAATTTAAAAAACAGTGCAAAAAATAGCACCAACATACAATTGCCTACCTTTGAATGTAGCAATTTGTCCTTACCTATTAAGTTTCGTTTAAAATTATTCATAGTTTTTTTTATTTAATAATCAGTAGGATTAACACCTAATTCTAATTTATAATTACGTAATTGATACCTGCCATTCATTTCTGTAAAAGAAATATGAGCATTATATCCATCTTTAAAAGTAAAATTTTTAAAAACGCGTATCCACTCATTCAGCTTTATATCGCCCTCTACAATTGATAAATCCATATAACCAGTTTTTTCACTTTGATAATATTTTGGAATTTTCATATCTCCAGACAATATTTTAAAATCAAAACTAATAGTTACATCCTTTTCTAATAGATTTTCTATTTCTTTTATAGGTATTGATGCGGTTGTCCAGCTTCCATTATGACAGTGATATTCATTCAATTTTTCATTGTTTTTATTTATTATTTCTACTCCTTCAGATACCGATATGGAATCAGAATTAATAAAATTTGAATTTATAAAAAAGTTTTCATTTTTTATTTTATCTTTATCGTTCTTTATGAAACCATTACAATTTACTCCACGTTCTAATTTTATCCACTCTACTTCGCTATCTATAACAATATTAGATTCTACAACGTACAACCACAATTCATTATTATTTCCTCCTTTTTGCCATTTAGTTGTTTTTTGCCAATACCCTACCCCAATACTATCTAATTCAACTAAATTAGTTTTTCCATTTACATTGAACGCGAATGATCTTTTACCTTCTCCTAAAATACCCTTTAATGTAACCGTTACTTCTTCTCCTTCATCAATACCTTCATCTACATTATAAACCCAAAGTCTATAGTCACTATTTTTTCGTCTAACAGATGAATGTAATAATAAATTCACTCCAAATTGACTTATATTGAAATCACTATAATCTGTACCAATTTTATCATATTCAATTTTAAAAGACGATACATACAACTCTTCTATACCAAAGGGTGAGTTTTTATAAAACTCAACGAACCCTTGATTACCATTATTATAAGTTTTTATACCATTAATTCTGTAAATAATATACTTATGCCATTCACCATCTGGTATAATATCTTGTCCATTGATATATGTTACATCTGTCTGAGTTGTACAATAAAATTTTACACCTACTTTTCTTGTCTTAGCCCAAAACGAAATAATAGTAGGTATAGGTAACAATATAGATGTAGTTGTAAAACCTTGCCAATTACTAACTAACTTGCGTACCTTATTTCCTCTAAAAGTTTCATTAATTATTACCGTGCCGCCTGCATAGTTATCTCGTAGGTAATAAGGTTCATTTTTCAACTCAAAGTCTTTCGTGCCTTTAAGTAAGTTATATCTTACCAATGCCTTATTTTCAAATTTCTTGCTCATCGCAATATAGTCTACCTCTCCCCACAACGCAACCATTCGTAACTCTTTTACATCGCTTGGTGTGACAAAAGTTAGTCCTATAACGTTACCCGCATAGTCTCTTTGTATAGAACTCACCACTACACCAGCATCATAGCCTAATATTTCAAATGTGTTGCTCATCGTCTCAACAACAAGTACATAAGTTCCTTTTGTTAATGCATTCATCGTGGCAATATTATCGCTATTCGCCTTGTCTATCTTTATAGATAACTCGTGTACAAAGCCGCCGCTTAACTTTTGCGAACCATTCACTTTAAAAGCGTTTGAGAGTTCAAACAAATATCCTCTCTTAGTAGGATACAACTGAAAATGAGTAATAACACTCTTATCCTCATTCATTGCTGTATATCGCCTATCAATATCCTTGTAAGGTATCACCAGCACTCTATGTTTGAGCCCCTTTGTAGGTCTATATTTGCAATCTAACACTATATCTTTTATGCTTTCTATACATTTCATATCAGTTGCATTCTCATTCTTGGTTTATTAATTCGGTTGCTTTCACCGCACCCACTATTACATCTATATTCGGGGAATAGTGTTTTATTCCTTTCAAGGTAACGCTCGCAATCTTGCCATAGCAAGTCTGCTTGTTGCTTATACATTGTGCGTACATCACGCCTTTCAGTTTGGCTAACAGTCTCCCCGTCTTGATTTTCTTTCACCTTAATACCCATTGGCGTATCAACTTGATGCCCCACGAATACATAACGAGCGTACGCAAAGTACGATAATACCGCTTTTAGCCCTGCAAATTCGTACTTTTTACCCTCAAAGGTATAACTACCCCCATCAAGCAATAACGTGTAATCTCTCACGGGCGTTTCGCTTGTCAAATCTTGGTAAAAAGACTCGCAAACCAGCCCCTTCAAGTCAAACATTTGCGCCTCCCTAATAAAACGCTTGAACTCTTCATCTTTGCGAAAAAGAGAAACACTCAAATATTTGCTACATTCTTGCTTATTAACTAATAACTTCATACTAATTTGCTAATTTCAAAAAGTCCGTTTGTCGAAATATCTCTTACAAAACCATCGAATAACTCCTCGAACATCTCTTGTACATCTTGGCGTTCTTCTTGCGTTTGCTCTTGCATAAAGATACGCGCCTCTTTCAAACTTTCCCCCGATGTATTGCCTAATTTTCCTTCAACGTAATCAATCAGCACGGGCGGTATATTACCATACGACTTGCGTATATTGTTCGCTGTTTTTTGGTCAGCATACTGAAACATATCAGCCTTGATATTGCTCTCTATAGGTTTTATCAGTATGTTATTCTCCAACTTATCGCCTTGCATTTCGGTTTCAAAGTGAAATACAGATTGCTCGGCTTCTACACCTATGCTCTTTTTCAATTCATCTCTAAACTCTTGCCTTTCCTCTTCTTTTTCTATTGGAGTCGTAACAACAGCATAAGTACCGAAAAAGCCTTTTTTAAAGCCATTCCTTGTGAATACACTCGATAATCTTTCGCTCTCACAATCACGCAACACTACATCAGCCCACGCCAGCGGGTAGGTATCATTCCTATCAAGGTTTAAAAAAAACACTTGCCCCTTATACTTTTTCCATCCTCCTGCCTTAGCTACTTGTGCTTCTATAACATTAGGGCGGGGGTCGTATCGGTCAATAGCAACTAAATTCTCATCCCTATCCTTGTAGTTTGTTAGTTTATCCCAATCGTTATATACAAGCACCTTACCTCGATAGTCGTTACTGTCTTTCGCCCCTAATCGGCAATTCTTGTAAGGCAACACCTGCACGCTTATTTTCTCATAGAAGCCGTTGTAATTTACGTGTACGAATGCGCCCTTATGTATTGCAATACTTCTGGCTACTTTCTTGAGCAAGTCGTTAGGGGTCTCCCGTTTATCATTAATGAACAACTCATCTTTTCTAAATCTGACCCCTTGCGACCTTGCCAACTCTCTCTTTTCAATTTCCAATGCAAAGCCGCGCCCATATATAAAATCAGCAATCACACCCGCACAAGCACGAGCAGTTGGCGAACCTGCCACCAACTGCTCTATGATTGTCGGGTAATCATTGCCAAATCCATTCGCCAAGTACGGAAAGCCCTTAAACTTATCACTATTCGTACGTCTTTCCTCTTTTGCTAATTCTATCGCCTTAAGCCTTGTCATCGTCTAATTTATTAATCTGCTAATTCGCCAATCAATTCCTTCCAGTTATCAGGATACAAATCAAAGTTCGCAATCCTATTAGGGTTAATCTTCAAGTAACGCAATGCAATATCATTCGTTAGCGTGTCATTGTTAAACAACTCACTGCTACCAAAATCAATCGCTAATGAAGTAATGCCAGATCGCAATCTGAATTTGCAAGGTTCATTACTATCCTCGTTTGTCAATTGCTCCTCATTTGAGGAAATAGTCTTTTCATTTTCTAATTCACTAATTTGCTCATTAGCTAATTCATCTTGTGTGTTTTTCTTTGCCATAATATGTAACTTTTTATATAATTTTTCTTTGTCCTCATTCACGAGCCTATTCCAATACTCGCTCAACTTATTGCCACAAGTCGTGCACGGATCGCTATCGTCAAATAAGTAAGCATAAAAGGCGATGAAGGTATTCTTATCCTCCCCCACCGCCTTTTCGTACCCACCATTGAGCAATTCATTTAAACTTTTTTCTGTAAAATTCATTACGCTGCCAGTTTTTTGTCGAATTTCTTTTTAGTGGTTGCGTAGTCGGTTTCAAGCCACTTCAAAGCAACATTAGGCTCTTTCTGGTTTGCAGGCGTTGCGATTGTAAGTTTGAAAGCGCCGCCATTAGTGCGACCCTCGCCCTCAGTAACCTCTAATCCTACAAAGAAGCCCAATACATCAAAACTGCTCGCACCCTTTACCTTGTGCTCAATTACTGCAACTAATTGCGCCCCGTTTACAAATTGGTCAATTTGCGCGTAATCATCAGCACTCTTGCCATACACTGTAATACCTATTGAGTGTTTATACCCGTTGAAATCATCATCTGAAATCTCAGGTTTAATGCTCTCTGAGATATGAGTTTCCTTGAAATTATCAAAGAAATATCCCGTTTTGCCACTCTTCAGCACCAGCGTGTTCATTTTGTTTTTGTCGGCTTCAATTGTGGTTGCCGCAAAGTCAATATCGGCTCTATTGATAAGCAAAATACGCTTCTCAATACCCTTCACCTTGTCGTTACAATCAAAGGTCAAATCTTTACTTAAAGCATTAATACATTCTGCCATAATTTCTCTTTTAATGTTTAATTGTTAATGATAAATGGCTAACTAAACATTAACCATTTATCACTAATCATTACTAAATCGCCATTGCTCCGGTATTGCCAATCACACGTTGGAAGTCTGCACGGTAAGAAGCCTTCAAAAAGACCTTTTCAATATCACCGCCCAAGTACTCAACACCTATGTCTTTAAGCGCTCCCATACTGTCAATAGCAATTTGGCATTCGTTCTTGTCAAGCAACAGGGCTCGGTGTGGATTGTGCCACTTAGTGCCGTCGTCAAAGTTAGAACGTATCATATCGTCTAACCATTCAGAGGTAACCACAGGTACACCTTCGAACTCTGATACCATATAACCGCCTTCAACCATCTTAAACGATTGCTCATTGCGGAACTCTTTACGCATAAAACGTGTTAAGTTGGTTGCTAAACTCTGTGTAATAACAAACACAGGTGAAGCTCCTGACTTAAAGCCTGCAATATCTTTCAATTGACAGAGTACCTTGTAAGCTCTATCATCTGCAAGGGCACGCTGTCCGGCATAATTTGCCTGTGCATTCTCATCAATAGTAATCTTTCTCTCAGGTACAGATGTTACCATTGCTTCAAACTGGGAAAACAATCCATTGAGTACATTGAAATTAGCCTTGTCTAATCCCGTTTTAAGCACTTGTGTACCACTACCACTACCCACTGTCGAATGGTTCTTGTCTGCGAAGAATACGAATCTGTTGAAGTCGTTCAAAATGCCACCCTCGATTAGTGAAACCAAAAACGCTACATAATCTGAGTCATCGATGTTAAAACGGTCTGCTCCAGTTTTAGAAACCCAAGCATCGAATGTTTTTTCCAATGTTGAATAACAATCTGAAACATTTACCTTTAAAGGAACTGGGTCAAACCAACCAGTACGCACTTGTGTATCAAGTGGCTTAGAAGGCTTGCCGCATCCTTCGTCTAAGTGAGTTACATTCGATATTGGCGCATAATATCCAAACTCAGTGCCTTTCACAATACCCTCACGAATAGTAAAGATTTGTTGCAAAGGAAGTAACCCAAATTGTCCTTCTTCTAACAAGTCTTTAATTCTCTTGATGTACTCCTTGTTTCTTTCCGCTTCTTTTAGAAACTCTTTAAAAGCTTTATTTGCCATATTTTTATTTTATCTTTTAGTTAAAATTACTTAGTACGTCCTAAAAGCTTACGCATTTTGTCCATATCTAAGCCGTCTCCAGTCACAGAGGGCTCATTGCTTGTTGCTCCTTTGTCGTCTGCTGAGAATCGACTTTGTGTCGATTTTATCTTAGCAAATTCACTTGCTAAAGCATCAATCTTTTTAGCTACCAAGCTAAAGCATTCCTCCAATTGTTTGGCAAATTCCTCTTGGTTGCCATCGTCAGAATTAGGCTCGCTCGCCTTTTCCTTAATCTCCTTAATAGCCCCGCCTTCTACAACCAGCGTGCTCTCATCTTTCAAAACATACTCACCATCGGCAAGCGGTTTTTCAGCGTCCTCGCCTCCGTCAGTCTTTTGCTTCACCTTGTCGCCTACTTGTGGCTTTTCGCTCTCTGTTACAACAGTAATAATATCACCGTTTGCAAGAGTCAAATCCAAGTCAAAAGCCTTACTTATTGAAAAATCAAACGCCTTTTTTACTCTTTCTAAAATATTCATATAATTAAACTTTTTACGTTTCTCTTTTTGTGAAAAAAACAATCCATTCGTAGCAGCAGGCACATCCACCAAATCTGAGGCTATCCACGAATCCAATTTTAGACCTACAACATCCTCCCCTTTATCATCTTTTTCGATTATCTCATCAGCAAACACAAAGATGGAGTTGCCAAACATATCAGGGCACTCGCTTGCCATTGAAAGGATATAATCAGCAATGGAAATACCTCGTCCCATTACCATTGTTTTTTTAGCTACATCAGCTATAAACAAATCTCCAAACAAATTACCTTTTTCAATCCTGAAATTTTTAAACCACCCTATCAACGAACCTAATGCAGATGTACCAAAATCAGGATGCTCAAATCGTGCTTTTATCTTTTCATTCTTATTGCCAAACTCTTTTAATTCATTCAGAAATCTATCAGAAAAATAATAATTATTCTTATTCATTCCACGATTTGCCAACGCTACTCCATATATAACGCCCTTTTTAGTGTCAATCTGTGAAGCAGTAATTTGATTGTCGTATATGTCAAAACGAATTTCCATACTGCAAAAGTACCCCACAATTGTAGTATATCGTTGCTAATCTATGTTAGCAATTACTTATGTAAGTAATACCTACTTTTGCAACGTGATACGTTTGCATTCTTAATTTTTTGTATTTCATTTCAGCAAAAAAGCACGCTGTTTTTAGCGTGCTTAGTTCTGAGTTTTCATTTTTTTTGTTATATTTAAAGTTATTACTAAAAAAAACACGCCTTAAAAAAGCGTGTTTTTTTCCTTTGTAGGATTACGTCTAATTATTTACTTTCAACAAACCTAATTTTTACCCATAAATACCCTACTTATATACTATCTTCTGAAAAGTATACTCCTTGTTGTACTTAAATTGAAAGCATTTAGACTTCTGAAACTCCCTATGAAAATAATCATAACTCCTCAACTCCCTAATATCATCAGGGAGTAATGTTACAAACTCCGTTAAATTACTCTCGCATACCAATACCTTATTATTCTTAATCAAAAAGAATAACATCTTAATATTCGCATTCATATTTATATATATTTAGATTTTGCAAAATTATATAATTATTTTTAAACTACAAAATAAAAATATAAATCACTGAAAAACAATATACTACAAAAATATTTACAAAAATGTGTAAAAATATTTGTAAAAATATTTGCAAGTTTAAAAATACTTACGTATCTTTGCAACGTCAAACAATAAGAATTAGTAATAACATTAAACAAATTAATAGTATGAAAGCATTAAACAAACAACAAGAGGTACAAGTATATTACGAATGGTGCTATAATAATTATGAAGTACGCACCAAGTTAGAACTCAAAGGTCGTGGTATAAAAAAATCAGAATATACAGAAGGTGTTTATTTTGTAACACCCAAAGCACTTGAAAAACTTGAAGAAAAATACACTTGCGCTCGTTACGACATTCATTCGTTAAATAACTAATTGCAACGCCCTGAGCAAGGCGCAAAAAGGCTCAAAATATTAGTAATAAACTTAAAAACACTACAAGATGAAAAAAGATATAAAATTAGTAGAATTAATATCTGAAGAAATGGTACAAGAATATTTGTATTACGATTTCCCATATAACGAATACGAAATATCAAATATTCGCATTTACGCTTTGTGCGATGAAAACAGTAAGCTATTAGTAGAGTTCGATATTAAAACAGAACTATTTGAACATAAAAAAGTAAAAAAATACATCAATTGGTTTGAAATAACAAATTGGATGTATAATAGATATAATCTTAAAATGCAATTTCTAACAAAAGAAATACAATCATTAAAAAGAAAAGTATTTTTTAATTGTTGATAAAATCAACAATAATAAAAGCACCTAATTAGGTGCTTTTTCTTTGTCCTTATAATACGCCTCCCAGTGTGCTAATAACTTTTCAGCGTGCTCTTTTGGCGTTACTTTAATGTACTTTAAAAAACTTGCCTCTGTTGTGTGTCCCGTAATCTTCATTATCGAAAGTGTAGGAAAATTCATCAGATATAAATTCGTAGCAAATGAACGCCTGCAAGTATGCGAACTTATTAGCTGCCACTTCTCAAACACACCGCGCTCCTTGCGCCTCGTTTTAGGGTTCATTAGAGTTCCCTCAACATCATCATTAAAACCTACACTTCTACATATTTCCTTTATGAGTTTGTTAAATACGCTTTCACATATAGGCGTTGGCATTCCTCGTTTTCTAATCATATCCTTAATATGGTGATGAAGCGGTATTACTACCTTTGCCCCTGACGTGTTGCGCGTTTTTTGAGGCTCAACCTCGATAAACTTGCTATCAGGGTCAATAGCTGGTAAATTCATAACATCAGAAACACGTAACCCCGTCCAAAGCCCCAAAATCATTAAATCACGTGCATTCTCTAATTTCTTATCATTAGAAAAATCAAACACTACCAACTTTTCAATTTCTGTCTCTGACAGTGCTACCGATATACTTTCCTCTTTAGTTTTTGTAAAACTTTCCAAATCATCAGCAATCGTATATCCTTTTTCCTTTGCTTTTCTCAGTAACGCCTTTATTGATGATACCAACTCACCTATACTATTAGCCGAGTACTTCTTTTCATTCCTACAAAATTCCACAAAATCATCATTCAATTGCGCATTGTATTCAGAGAATTTAATTTGCTTCTTCGTGTAATTCTCAAAATCGCGCAAAGATACAAGCGCAAGGTTGTATAGGTATATCCTTGATTGACTATACTCCTTTCCAGTGTTTTTGTTAATCATTCCTTTGGCTGAAGAAACAAAATCACTTACAAAATCTGTGAAGTACTCAAACCCATTCACTACCTTATCTGGTTTAAACTTAACATCGAAAGCATTCTTTATCTTATTTCGTGTTATTTTTTCGCCATTCAATTTATAATTATCAATGAGAGTTACAAGAAAATCGTTGTACTGCATAATATGAGTAGCAATCTTTCGTAAACGCACCCCTTCAGCCCCCTTCCTGCTCTTTGGCATACGAGCGTTAAAGTCCCAATCGTTAGGGTTGATACATTCACCAGTGGAGTACTTAAACAATTTTTTTTCGTCAGCTATGTAATACTGAATGATAATTATTGTATCTTTGTCGCCGTTAGGCTCTTTGAGGTAGAAAAACAT